GATGAAAAACAAGATGCCTGCTATCATAAAGTGCGTAGCCGTTACAAGGTATGGCCTTCGGCCTATGCGTCAGGGGCTTTGGTACAATGCCGCAAAAAGGGTGCCGCCAACTGGGGCACCGGTGGAAAGAAGAAATGAGATATCGCGAGATACTTGAGGCCTGCTGGAAAGGCTATCACAAAGAAGGCATGAAAACCCTGTTTGGCAAACGCTATCCCAACTGCGTGAAAAACAAGAAAAAAAACAACGAAGACATGGAGCCAGACCTGGAGGAAGGTGCTAGGATAGCCCGCAAGCCTGGACAACCTGCTGGAAGTAAAAAACATTCAGACCTTTACACAGATGAGAATCCCCGCGGCACCATAACAGGATTGAAGTTCGCCACCGTGGAGGATGCCCAAGCCAGTGTGAGTAAGATAAGAAACAGTGGACGCAGTCACGCACACAAGATACAGGCCGCGGTGGCCATGGAGCAACGTGCCCGGGCCGCTGGCAAGACCTCAGCGGCCGCGGTTTATAGATCCTACATCAATGCCAACAAACGCACCGAAGGCCATGATCTCACCATCACTGAGTTAGAAGAAAATCTCAAACAATGGTTCAAACAAAAATGGGTGCGATTTGGTCCTGACGGCAAGATACGAGGACCCTGTGCCAGGGGATCCAGCAAAGAAGGCAAGCCCAAGTGTTTGCCGCAGGCCAAGGCACATGCACTGGGCAAGAAAGGTCGTGCTTCGGCAGCGTCGAGGAAACGCCGCCAAGATCCCGATGCGGAACGCCGTGGTTCGGCCATCAATGTCAAAACCAAGGGGAAGAAAAAATGAAAACTTATAAATTTTACCGTTGGGTGGTAGAGAATGGTGCCCGAGTGTACAAAGAGTTCGCGTTTACTGCTGCCACGTGGACCCAGGCACGCAAGATGATGAGTGACACAATCAAAGGCACACAATGAAAACTGTCAAAAAACCCAAGCAACCACAGCCACCGGTGCGGCAGCATAGCAGTCCAGTGGGACGCATGACCGCACCTCAACGCAGTGTCAGAGTACCCATGTCATTCAGGATACCATTACAATGAGAAACCTCATCAACATGTTGGAAGCCATGGAAAAAGGCTGTCCTCCAGCCACGCAGAGCATCGATCTCGATTTAAAGAATCGCCAAAAGGCCATAGACGAATACCATTATGGTCCGCTGAATCCTGCAGAGCCCAACGACGAGTACTGGCAGGAACTGGCTGATCGGTGGAACACCGACGACATAGAATCTGTGAAGAGTAACCGTTGCGGCAACTGTGCGGCCTTTGACATCTCCGAGGACATGTTGGACTGCATCGCCAAGGGCATTGGATCCGAGCCCGGATCAGATCCACACGATACCGTTGATGCTGGCGATTTAGGCTATTGCAAATTCTTGAAATTTAAGTGTGCTGCCAAGCGAGTTTGTGATGCTTGGGTGGAAGGTGGCCCGGTAACCCGATGAAAGTCGTAGAAGTGATCCGAGAAGCCAAAGACATCACGTCTTTCATCGCTCAGCAGAGTCCCATGGTCACGGTGCCTGCGGACGGTGCCCGTGCCCGTATTTTTACTGATCCCGATCGCCAGGCCATAGAAAGATTTGTGCCCAGCACACGCGGCATGACCGACGCAGAGACCCTGGAAGCGGGCAAGACCTTTCTAGAGACCTTGTTAGACCGCATCAAATCTGGTGAACAATTAACACGCATGGATCAAAGGATCGTGGCCGGCCTGTATGACATCATACTCCGGCAAACAGATCGCTATGACACATTCATGAGAAAGCATGGCCTTGATGAAACAGTGTTGGCTGAACTAACATTCAAAGGCAGCACATGCACAGTGGATTGTTCGGGACACCAGGCCGGATATGAATGGTACCAGCGTAAACAACGCACCCCAAATTCTGCCAGTGACAGTTTCAACAAGGGTGCAGCCCTCGCCGCGGCAGGCCTATGAGTTTTTTAGTCGCCAACGTGCCTCCCATCAAGTGTTTCGTACGACGAGAATTCTTGTACAATCATCAGCAGGGCCACGGAGAACTGGAACCTTGTTACTGGGTCACGGCCAAGGCCATCAAAGGCCAGGCCTTCCGCATAGAATGCATGCTCACGGACTACGGTGCTCTCTATGACAAACTGCCCATCTCTGCTTATGTGTGGCAGCCAGTGGACCCAGCAATGATGCTGGATCTTGATCACCTGCAGATCTGGGACTGCCTGGGCTACAACATGGCCGTGATAGAAAAGTCCAATCTCCGAGGATTGAAAGTCAAATACTATGGCAAGGATCGATTGTTCCATTTTGGTCAATACTTGTTCACAGTGGATTTCGCCGAACCAGATCCCAACTGCCTGGATGTGACATTCACAGAAGGTGTGCAGGAACACAAGAGCTACAACTTCATACGCCTGGACAATGGCCAGTTCGCTTGCCAACCCAACAATCGCTGCCTTTGGTATGACGTGAGCCTGGTGCCGGCAGTGCTGAAGACTCCGGACTTCCGTATACCCACAGAAACCTATTCAGTGGAAAACAAGGCCAAATGGACAGCAGGCGGTGACGCCAGTTGGTTCTATCGTGGCACTGATACCGATTGACCAAGAAGCACATGTTTGCAATCTCTACATTGGTGTGCTACAATTAAACAATGAGCGATCGACGAGAAACCTACATCTATGAAAGCCCCGACGGTGGCGACACGGTGTATCGCCGCAGGTCTGGAAGTGTCGACAGAGAAATGATCCGAGAAGGGTCTCTGAGAAAACTACAACAACGCAGCCAACTTTGGAGAGATATCTTCCTGGCCGCTGAGTCAGATCCGGTACTCAAAGACATGCTGGATCGAATAGAAATATATCATAGATTGAAGGATTCGCCTTAGGACCGTTGACCCTACGGTGAGTAGGCGGCTGCTGCCTGCGTGATCGGAACCGCTACCCAGATCAGCAAAGTGAGCAAAAATCATTGACATCCTGCAATTTTTGTTATATACTTTTATCTGCAAAGGAGAACCCATGGACAATCGCAATTTTTCAGCAGAACAAAAACTCAAACTCACCCAGATCATCAACGAAGGCATGCAGGTCATGCATGAAATCGAAACGCTCAATGGTGGACTTTCGGACACCATCAAGGCCGTGGCCGAAGAACTTGAAATCAAACCCAACATCCTTAAAAAGGCCATCCGCATAGCACACAAGGCAGAATTTGGCAAAGAGCAGCAGGATCATTCCTTGCTGGAAAATATTCTTACCACGGTAGGCAAAACTTTATAATTACTGTTATCATCAATAGCGATTCGCCCACGATACGGGCATGTAGAACGGCACGAGTGGGCCATAAGCCACGGGAGAAGAGATTTGTCATACATTGACGCCTTGTTCGATCGCGACCACGATCGCATACACATCGTGGGCCGCCGTGACGGTGCTCGCTACTACGAGGAACATCCAGCCAACTATGTGTTCTACTATGATGATGCTCGCGGCAAGTTTAGGTCGATCTATGGCACGCCTGTAGCACGTTTTTCCACACGCAACTCCAAAGAATTCCGCAGAGAGATGGCCATCAACAAAGGCAAGAATCTCTATGAAGCCGACATCAATCCCATATTCCGTTGCTTGGAAGAAAATTACAAAGGTCAAGACGCACCAAGACTGAACACAGCGTTCTTTGACATCGAAGTAGACTTTGATCCTGAACGTGGATTTTCACGTCCCGAGGATCCTTTCAATGCTGTGACAGCAATATCTGTGTACATGGACTGGTTGGATCAGTTGGTTACCTTGGTCAAACCGCCCCGACACATGAGCTTGGCTACTGCGGAGGAGATCACTGCGGAATTCCCCAACACCTTTGTGTTTGAACAAGAAGCAGAACTGTTAAGCACGTTCCTCAACATCATCCAAGATGCTGACGTGCTCAGTGGTTGGAACTCCGAAGGCTATGACATACCCTACACCGTGATGCGTGTGACCAGGATACTCAGCCGGGATGACACACGCAAGTTCTGCCTGTGGGATCAGTTGCCCAAACAGCGTACCTTTGAAAGATTTGGGGCAGAGAATCTCACTTTCGATCTCGTGGGACGTGTGCATCTGGACTACATGCAACTGTATCGCAAATATACCTATGAAGAGCGTCACAGCTACAGCCTGGATGCCATCCTGGAGTATGAGGAACTGGGATCTAAGACCAAGTTCGAAGGCACGCTGGATCAGTTATACAACCAGAACTTCAAGACATTTATTGAATACAACCGACAGGATGTCAACGGTCTGGCACAGATCGATCGCAAACTGAGATTCCTAGATCTGGCCAATACCCTTGCCCATGAAAACACAGTGCTGTTGCCCACCACCATGGGTGCTGTGGCTGTGACCGAGCAGTCCATCATCAATGAAGCTCATGAGCGTGGCATGGTGGTGCCCGGCCGTAGAGAAAGGCTCACCGACGAAGACACACAGGCCGCAGGTGCCTATGTGGCCTATCCCAAAAAAGGCATGCATGACTGGGTGGGGAGCATAGACATCAACAGTCTGTATCCATCATGCATCCGTGCGTTGAACATGGGGCAAGAGACCATCGTGGGACAACTGCGATCCACCATGACTGATCGCTATATCTCAGAAAAACAACAGGGCGGTGCCAGTTTCGCCGCGGCCTGGGAAGGCTTGTTTGGCACCTTGGAGTACACTGCCGTGATGGAACAGCAACGCGGCACAGAGATCACTGTGGACTGGCAAGATGGTGCGGAAACTGTGCATTCGGCCGCGGAAGTATGGCGGATGATCTTTGATTCAAATCAGCCTTGGATGCTGAGTGCCAACGGTACGATCATCACCTATGAAACAGAAGCAGTGATCCCGGGCTTGCTCAAACGCTGGTATGCCGAACGCAAAGAGATGCAGGCCAAGTTGAAAGAATGCAACAACAAGGAAGATGAAGAGTACTGGGACAAACGCCAGTTAGTGAAAAAGATTAACTTGAACAGTTTGTACGGTGCTATTCTTAATCCCGGCTGCAGATTCTTTGACAAACGCATCGGACAGTCTACTACTCTTACTGGACGAGCCATTGCACGCCACATGGATGCCTATGTCAACGAATGTATCACAGGCGAGTATGACCACACCGGGGCTGCTATCATCTACGGCGACACAGACTCATGCTATTTTTCAGCCTGGCCCGCGGTGCGTGATGATGTGGAGGCTGGTCGCATGACTTGGTCTAAAGAAACTGCAGTGGCCTTGTATGATTCGATCGCTGATCAGGTCAATGAAAGTTTTCCTGGATTCATGGAGCAGGCATTCCACTGTCCCAGAGACATGGGATCAGTGATCCGCGGCGGTAGAGAGCTGGTAGCCAGCCGTGGACTGTTCATCACCAAGAAACGCTATGCTGTGATGTACTATGACAAAGAAGGCAAACGATATGATGTGGGCGGCAAGCCTGGCAAGGTCAAGGCCATGGGCTTGGATCTCAAACGTTCAGATACTCCGCGAGTGATCCAGGACTTCCTCAGTGAACTGCTCAGTGATGTGTTACAGGGTGGTGATCGCGACACGGTGATAGAAAAGATACGCGAGTTTAAATATGCGTTCTCTGAAAGACCGGGATGGGAAAAAGGATCACCCAAGCGTGTGAACAATCTCACTCAGTATGCCAAGAAAGAAGAACGTGAAGGTCGTGCCAACATGCCAGGACATGTGCGAGCGGCCATGAACTGGAACACCATGCGACGCATGAATGGAGACAACTACTCCATGCAGATCGTGGATGGTATGAAAACCATCGTGTGCAAACTAAAATCCAATGCCCTGGGCTGGACAAGCATAGGATATCCTACAGATGAATTACATTTGCCACAGTGGTTCCGAGAATTGCCTTTTGACGACGCCGAGATGGAGGCCACTGTGGTGGATCAAAAAATAGACAATCTCCTGGCGGTGTTGGCGTGGGACTTGTCATCAGCTACCAACACTGAAAATACTTTCCAATCCTTGTTTGAATTCTGATATGAAACTCAGTGAACTGGTCTCTTACAGAGAATTATTAGAAGAACTGCAAGATAATCTGGATCCACACATCATCCGTGACGCTCTGGATCCTGTGATACACGTGGTATCATCTCACACAAATCAATTTCCGAGTGTGTTGGCAGAACTACAAAACACAAGAAATATGGCCCACCAGTCACTGGCCGGATTCATGGATCAATTCGACGTGTTGATTGGCCGAGTAGTTGATCAGATCGCAGCACTGGAACATGCGTACCTGGCTGCCAGTTACCGCTTGTACGAAGAAGGATCTGAGTATGATTCTGTG